CTTGGCGTTTTTCTTGTTCTGTTAAACGGTTATAAGTTTCTGTAGTCATTTGTGGCTCCTTTTTGTTACTCTATGTCTATATTATAGCAGTTTGGGAATATTCGGTCAACCAAAGGCTTTTACCAGCCCAGAAAGCCCGATTATTACACTGACAAGATTCACAAACATCTGTGGTTTATTTGCGACACGCACAGTCCATGCTAGAAACAGTAAGGTTCCTATAAAAAATGTAAGGATATTATAAGGATAAGCCTCAGGACCCACAGCATTTAAGCTGTGGCCTGCTACTATAAAAATAGCCCCGGCCCACTGTAGCATTTCGTTTGTATCTAATTTCATACCTTAATTATAGCAGTTTGGAAATTATTGGTCAACCAAAATAATCCAGTGTAATCCAGTGTCTATTCCAGTGTGTAGGTGTTGTTTTTATGCAACATTCACAGTTCAATGGCCCGGCGGAACACAATTTCTTGCCGGGCAAAGGCGTCTAGTTCCCAGGGCTGTTGCAAGTATGCCACATTACGTCCATAGTATTTGCCGTTCCATTTTTTGCCTTTGGGCATGATTTTTAGGATGCCTCGGGCCATCTGTCGCACATGCACCAACTCATGGGCCAGGGTCACGCCTAGTGCATACAAATCTCTAGTGGGTTTTAATACTACCAAGTAAGTGTCAAGTCCTATTAGAGGAACAGTGGTGCCCATTTCCTCTAGTTCTGGATCTACTTTGATCATAAGCAATTGGCGCTTTTTGGCAAGCCCTAGCTGGGCTAACATACTAGGCACCAGTGCTTCAATGTATCGTTTGGTCTTTGGGCCTGCTTCAACGTGCAATTCCATATGTGCCTTTTTTTACTATATGCCCAAATTATAACAAAATACCAATTTTGTGTCAACCGATGTGCAGGCTGTGGCGTTATATATGTGTAGCCAGGAAAGTCCAGGTCTACAGTTTCTAATCAAGGAGATACCATGAAACAACTTATCGCTTTAATCGCCGCCACCGTTGCTCTTTCTGCATTTGCTCAAGCACCTGCTGCCAAGAAAGAAGAAAAGAAAGCAGAAGCCAAACCTGCTGCCACAGCCCCTGCCGCTCCTGCGACAGCAACGCCTGCAAAAAGTGAGCCTGCTAAGAAAGACGCACCTAAAGCAGACAGCAAAGCCGCTACTCCAGCCGCGAAATAATCTTGATGATGAAGACTTTGTCATAGATGATGAAGTCAAATTTGGGCGTAATCGGAGAAGCGCAGAGTTTGGACAACTAGTTCCGGACGACGAACTTTCCGATTACGTTCAATATAGATTATACGTGGCCAGAATGCTGGCGCTTAAACGGTATCACGAAACACACGGTACCACATAAACCCACTTTCAAGTGGGTTTATTTTTGACTATTTTATTAGTAGAAACCACTAGGTATATTGCGACGCAACATAAATAACTCAGTAGAAACCACGAGTTTCTACAATACTAAAGGAAAAAGCAATGACAGCAACAATAGCAAAACTAATTGAGCGTCTAGCCGAGATGTTCCCATCACAGAACTATCAAAACAAGTTAGAAGCCTTCTTAGCAAGCAAGAATGTACAAGATGTGTCTGATGTAGATCATTGGACTAGAGAATATGACCGCCGGCAAGGAAGTTATCTATGAAAAAAATTATCAACACAGTGTATGACGGGTTAATTGCCTGGGCAGAGATGATTCACGAATATCGTCAAAGTCCTGCCAGCAAATACAATTATTGGAAGTAATCATGGACATAGGATTAGTCGCGGTTCAAATTATAATATTTGGGGCAATAATTCTCGTATATCTAGTGCAGGAGTTTGATAAATGAACTATTTAGACACATTATTGATGTTACTACGATGGGCACAAGACGGATGGGAAGTTCATCCGATTAATTTATCCACCGACTTTGGCGGGTGGATTTAATAAATTACTTGACTCTGCGCTTCTCTTTCAAAGATTCTAGAACTGCTTAACACAGCTTGCGGAGGCGGAGTTGATGGTATTGGGTCCACAGTGGTAGCTGATGTCCCTACACCTGCAACATTAAGGGCGGCTGTTGTGCGGCCTTCACGTAGCACTGCCACAGTAGATTGACCTGCACTTGTTTCAGCAATGGTATTGGCAGTTGACAAATCAATGTTGGCCACAAGTTCTAGATACTGCGCTGAACCGCCTACTTTGGTGTCAAGCCCAAAACTCGGTAGCGACGACACAAAACTCATAATAGCCGATTGGTTATTGCCTAGTACATTGCCAACATCCATACCTGCTCGAACTTGTAATTCAGTTTCTTTTGTTATCTGTGTGCTGATTGCTGAAAAGTTTGTGTTAAGACTGGCCGTTTCTGTAGGGTAGGCAGCAATAATATTTCCAATCTCAGTCACTGCTATTGGAATCAACAACAATACATTGGCCTCGTCTGACGCAATTGTGTTTGCGTATATGCCATTGTATATGGTAATCAAATTACCCAATGCATTTGCTGTTTGCAAATTATTAATAATAGCAACACAGTTTCCAATATTGTCAGCAACATTCTGGGTTGCTGGAGTTCCAAGAATATCAGTCAACAATATAGTTCCATTTACGCCAGATCCTGTTGCTATACTATTTGCATAGTAGCTTACGTCTGCAGTTGGTAATGGAGCAGTCTGGTCTAGGATTGCTGGCAACCCTTTGTTGGTCTCGGCTGCTAAAAATGCCGCAGACAACTGTGGTAAATTCATACGACCAATATTGGTAACTTGGTCAAGTGAGCAGGATAATGCTTTGTTGACCAGTGCCAGTCCTGGCGTTGTCATCACGCTCAGTCGCTCATAACTTATGCCAGCTTGGTCGCCGGCCACTGCTGGTAACAATGCACTATTGGGTGTGTATTGATTGCCAGATCCTGTGTTGCCGGAAGTGTCTCCTGTAACAGGACTGGCAGTGGATCCTGCAGTGACTGGATTTTCACTTTGACGTATCTCACAGGCCAGTGGACGATCAATTGCTCTCACGGCAGCTTCTTCGTCGAGTATTAACTGACTCTGTTCAGGGGTTAAATTATCGTAGTCAACAGGTGGTTCCACCGGAGCAGTGATGTAAATAGCACGTGGACCATCTGCAGTTGGTGTTGTCAGCGATGGATAACTGTTGGGCAACATCACAGCAGGATTCAATAAGTCTGCCAATGTGTTGATGTTTGGAGTCCATACATCTAGGATTCTTAATATATTTGCAAGTTCGTCACCGGTGACACCAAGCAATGCGTTATACATAAGTTTTTGCACAGTGTCAGTAACTACCACAGCAGGATCATTGAGATTGAGAATAATGTTATCGGGCACGCCGGCTGTGCTCAATACTGAGATCAACGGACTAATGGTTCCAGCACGACGAGATATCTGTTGTATCAGTGCCAACGGGGTTCCGTAGTTGTCAAGATTGCCTAGATCAATGTATTGACCAGCATTGTACAAGTCATCGCCCGTGGCTGCCGTGGCACGATTGATCTCAGTAAGGCCTGCTGTGACAAGATTGTCCATGCCAGTAAATGTAGGACCTAAATAATCGTTGGCGTTTACTGCGCTGTTGATAAAACTATTCACAGTTGAGCAATAACTATTTGCCTGAATAAAATTCTGTGCAAATATACTGAGATCGACGTTGCCCATGTACGCTTCTGCGGTCAGTGTAATAATGCCGGACATTCCAGGATTACTCAATGTGGTTGATACAGGTGCTACAATGTTGGCCACTATGGAATCGGCTAGTGCAGGGCAAGTGGTGTTGGCAAATGTTTGTAGTGACGCTATTGTTTCTGGTGTTAAATTCCCGGCGGCGGGTCCTGCATTGCCGATGGCATTTATCAAAGGAGTCAACAACGCAGTTGAGTTATATGCATTAACATTGGCAGTTAAATTTGCAACAATAATGTAGCCTTGATTTTGAAATAAACCAGCAGCAGCTTGCAGTTGCAGTGGCGACAATGATCCGGCCATTATCCTGCCCTTACGTCAGGACTGCCGCCTACACGAGCATGTCCACATGTGTCAGCGTCTCCTGTTCTAACAACAGGTTTGCCGCCGGCACGTACTGTGCCACTGCCGCCAGCAGTGCCTGCGGCAGCGTGTGGTGGGTGCGGGTTGTATCTACGTTGAGGCCATGGTGCATGGGCCGAAACACTGGTACCGTCAACCACAATAGGTATGCCATTTACTCGCACAGATGCCACTCCTGCCCCGGCTGCTCCGCCTACTGAGTTTGTGTCACCCTGTCGTTGTACGTTTGGCATGTGTTTGTCCTTGTGCGTTATTTATCGTACAATAATGCCGGTGGTGCTTTGAATAAACTGATCAGCAAAGGCCTTATCTGTGGCTGCCACCACTGTGACTGTGCCCTTTGACAGTTTGATATCTTTGTCCGGACTCACTGTGAACAAATAAGGCATCAGTCCAGGACCCTGGGCGCCCATGGCAATCACCATTGGACGTGACAGTTTATAGTATACATCGGTTTCTTCAATTAATTTTCCAATTAACTCTTCACCGGACGTTAGTTTAAACGTCACTACTTCACCTATTGAGGCGCCTTTATCAATTAACATATTATAATACTCCGTCGCTGTACCCAACAGCGTTTTCCTGTTCAAATAACTTTTTAAGTTCTGTAAATCCGCCAACAAGTTTATCATCTAAAAATATTTGCGGCACTGTTCTAGCAGTTGGTACTGCTTCTAATAGTTGTTCTCGAGTCCAGTCTCTAGTCACATTGCGTTCTTCAAACTCAATGCCCTTTTGCTTTAACAATGCCTTGGCTTGGTCGCAATAAGGGCACTGATCTTTACTCCATACTGTAGCTTTCATATTTTCCTTTTTATAAATTTGGTAATTCGTCGTAATCTAGCGTGTCACTCATGATGCCGATAACATAGTTAGTCGACTCGTTCTCTTGCAGTGCAGTTTGTTTGTTCGACGTGTTGACATGTTTGTTAAACCAAGGGATTGGTGTTGACTTAGGAGCAGGTGCCAGATATTTAATGCCAATCTCATTGAGTGCGTTTTTAGCAGTGAAGTCCACAAAGTCACGCAGGATGTTGGCATTGAGTCCAATCACGGGCCCAAACTTGAACAGGTATTCTGCCCACTCTTTTTCTTCACGAATAACATCCATGTACAGCTGATACACTTCTGCTTCACATTCACCTTTGATGGCAGCAAAGCGTGGATCTTCTTTGACCACTTGATTAATCATCCAACCGGTCCACTCTTTGTGTAAGATTTCATCCTGCAGGATCAACTGAATGATATTGCCGTTGCCAATGAAGATCTTGTTCTCTACCATGGCTAGACTTGTGGCAAATGATACCATGAAGCGAAATGCTTCTAATGCGTAGCTTGCATGTAAGGCCATCCAGATTGCTTTGATGTGTTCACGCTCGGGAAAGTCTTCTAATAATTCTTTACGGCAGTTGATCATGTGTAGTCGGTCGTAATAGTTGCCTACACTTGATGCCATATCTACAATTTCTTTAGTGTCATGAATTGTGTTGAACATTTCCTTGGGCACGTTGTAGATGTTGCGAATAATATGACTGTAACTGCGACTATGAATGTTAGTTTCAAAGAACGTCCAGTTGTAAACCAACGCTTCTAGTTCTGGCAATGATACTACCGGCGTAAAGATTTGACTTGGACCACGTCCTTGCAAACTATCCAGCGCAGTTTGACGTAGCAGATTGCTGGTGAAGATATGCTTGACTGTGTCTGACGCATCTTTAAAGTCTTGTGAATCTTTGGTCAACGAAATCTCTTCGGGTACCCAAAAGAATCCACGTGCCTCTTGCTCGTACTTGGCTAGTTTCTGATATTTAACCTCCTCAAATCGCTGGATAGTCACAGGGCCTGCAGGATCAAGAAACATCTTGCGATTGAGATAGTCTGTTTTTGTTTTTAAATTGTATTGTTGTTGGCTCATTGTATTACCAGTGTCTAATTGTGTTGGCTATGATAAAACCACAAGTTATAATATGTATTATAACCCAAAATGTTTTAAAGAACAAGGCTATTCGAGCTTCTCGAAGTGTTAGTATAGGCACATCAGGACGGTCATGATCACTCTCGCCCATCAAGTGCCCAGTTGCTCGAGCCCAGATCTTTTCTACGCTGTTCACAGTTTACAGCTTTCGCAGTCTTCCTCAAGATCAAAATCAATTGCTTCAAGAGGTGCCGCTTCATCAGTGACTTTCATTTTACTACCGGCCTTGTTGATCAAACTGTAGTAGAATGTTTTCAATCCCCAGTGGTGTGCCTGCATCAAGTTCCGAGCAATCAATGTAGTTGGCACTTTACGGTCAGCAAAGTGTGCTGGATTGTAGAATGTGTTGGTGCTGATACTTTGGTCAACATAGGCCGCCAACACAGCCGCTGTTTTCAAGTAACCATCGCAGTCCTTCTGCGCCCACATCTGTTGATATTTATTCTTGAGTTTGTGATACTCGGGTACAACCTGTGTCAGCGAACCTGCCTTGGATTCTTTAACTGAGATCAAACTCATTGGCATTTCGATGCCGTTGGTTGAGTTGATCACAACTGAACTACTCTCCACAGGAGCAATGGCCATAGATGTTGCATTGCGAACACCATAACTGCGCATTTCTGCACGTAGACTTTCCCAGTTTAGTTCTGGTGTAAAGTCCGCAAGTTCATTAACACCTTTGGCACATAGTTCCCAAGGAAAAACACCTTGGCCGTAACGTGTTCTGTCAGAATCTACACAACGACCACGTTCCTTAGCCAGTTCCACTGACATCTCTGTCAGGTAGTAGGCCTGGTGTTCCATCCACGTCTTGACTTCAGCCAAGGAGTCTCGCTCTCCGTAACTGAGGCTTCGCTTGGCGTGCCAGTAGGCAAGGTTGGTGATGCCGATCCCAAGCGGTCTGATTTCGTCATTGGATAGCTTAGACTGGATGGAAAGAAAGTCTTGATAGTCAAGAATGTTGTTGAGGCTACGATGCAGTATGCGACAAGCACGGCGCATATCTTCTGGGTTACGGAACGCACCCCAATTGATTGAGCCCAGTGTGCAAAGTGCAATACGACCAGACTCGTCATCCAGACGTTTAAAGGATTTAGTAGGTAAAAGTATTTCACAGCAAAGGTTACTCTGGTAAATGGTGTGATACTCAGGATCAAACGGTCCTTGCTTCATCACGTTGTCAATGAACACAAGGTAGATACGTCCGGTATCAGTGCGCTCTTTTAGTATGCCCGACTTGAATACTTCTTCTGCTGCCATGGTTTTTGTACGCAAGTCCTTACGCTTTTCGTACTTGACATACAGTTCTTCAAACAGTGCAGTGTTTGTGTAGAACGCTTCATACAGGTCGGGCACTTCATTGGGGTCAAAAAAGGTTATGTTTTCTTTGTTTTTAAATCGTCTCCAGAAGAAAGCACTAAGCACAACCCCATAATCCATATGACGGACTCGGGTTTCTTCTGTTCCTTGGTTGTTTTTAAGTACAATAAGATCATCAAACTGATGATGCCAAATAGGATAGAAAACAGTAGCACTTGCATTGCGGATACCTCCTTGTGAGCATGAGCGTAAATCACCAAACCATTTTTTTAGGAATGGTATCATACCTGTGTGCATGATCTCACCGCCACGAATGGGTGATCCCAACGGACGTAGTCGACCAATTTCTAAACCAATGCCTGCTCGCTTGCTGGCATATTTGGCCATCATTTCTCCGGAGGCAAAAATACTGTCAAGATCATCGTCACTGCGAATAAGCACACAACTACTAAACTGTTTGGTTGGTGTACCAAGACCAGCAAGTACAGGGGTAGCAAGAGTAAACAGGCCATCCGATGCAGCATTGTAATATTCTTTAATATAGCGCATACGGGCTGAGTTAGGTTCTTCCTTGTGAAACACTGTAGCGGCTGCCACCATATATCTAACTTGCGGAGTTTCATATATTTCCTTTGTACTTCTATTTTTTACCAAGTACTTCTCTATCAGTTGTTCAATGGCAGCATAACTGTACTGTTCGTCTTTGGAATGATCAATCATATCATTCATTCGATTCCAGTCATCTTCTGTGTACCACTCCAGTAGTTCTGGAGTATACAAACCTGTGGCCACATTGGTTTTTACTATTTCGTATAGGTGTGGCGGCTCGTATGATCCGTACACATCTTTACGCAACATGCTTAGTCGTTGCTTGCCGGCCACAAACTGATAGTTGGTATGCCCCACGTCGGGATTAGATTCAACATCAATCAAATCCACTATAGCTCTAAGTGTAATACCATCAATTTCTTTGGTTGTGATGCCGTCATAAAAGTGCAGTTGAGCTTTGATCTCCACCATACTTTGACTGACATCTGCTATACCTTGACATATTTTTGCTACTTGTGATTGCCACTTTTCGATAGCAATGGGTTCACGTTGCCCACTGCGCTTTACTACTGTTATTGTTGACATCTGCTTCTCTTGTTATTTTTGTTACCGGTACTTTTCACTAACCTGTAATTGGGTTAATTTTTTTACTATTTTTGCTTCTGGATTGATATTTACGATGGATGACTTGTCCCAATTCAGTATATATTTTGATTTGTCGACCAGGACTAAATTATGACCGTTTTTTGTTAAAACCAGTTCTGCTGAGTGTATATCCGCACGGTCCAACAAAGTTATAGTATACAGGATTCCGAGTCCGCGAGCAACCTCGCAGAACATGTTGTCATCCAATAATTGCCAGGGATCTGGCCAATCTGTTTGATCATCCCAGTGCAGGTGATATCCAGTCCAGGGAGATGAGAACCACCAGGTGTTGATGGCGTCTAATGCCTGATCGACAGGCAAGGCATTGGCTCGAGTGCGTAGTTGTGTCCAACTATCAAGCCGAGATTCAAATGTTACAGGCCAAACCACGTTAGGCCAAATGTGTTATACTATAAGTTAATGACGCGGCAGCGCCGGTGTTGGTACTGATGTACTTTACAAAAACCGTGCTGCCAGACTGGGTCACAGTGAGAGTGATACCAGTACTGGCATTTTCTGTGAAATCATCTGTGTAGTTTAAACTGCCGCTTCCTGTGGTAGTTATATTGATAATACCAGTTCGGTACGCTGTACCTCTCACAATGGTATAGTTGATGCTGAGTGCAACAACACCGCCAAGGCTGTAGGTAATTGCATTGGTGGGAGTAATGACATTGTTTGTTAATGAAACTGTAAGTCCGGAGTTTCGAACATAGGTGCCCATGGCCAACTGTTGGCCGTTTGTAAATGCAATACTTGCTTCGCCATTTAAATCAATTCTTGGATGAACAACAGCATACGCATCTGCCCGTTCAAACATGTCACCAACACTCAGGTTGTTAGGAGACAAGAAGTCTATAATACTAGTGTAAGGTTGTGTTACACCACCAAAGTGGTTGCCAACGTCGCCAAATGTATTTTGTGCAGTGGCATTACGATCAGTATAAAACACAATGCCTTGATCATAGATAGTGTCAAAATCGCAACTGGTGATTCCAAATCCCTGTGGACTGAATTCAGCACCATCTGGATTGACTTCTAATAGAACGCCTTTGAACAAGGTTGAAAAATGTGTACCGGTGATGCCTACTCCACGAACGTGTTGATCTGTTCTAACTCCGTACGTTGTTCCGGTAAATCCGCAGTTGTCAAATTTAATTTGATGTACATCTAACGCATCGCTACTGTCAAATCTAACGCAAGCAGTGTTGTCAGTGTCCACTGTGAGATCTGCTGTGGTCAATGGTCCAATGAACTGAACTTGATTAAAAATACATTCGGATGCTCGATTAACAAAAGCAATGTCCATTGGGTCTAAAGACTGAAAACACATATTTTCAATGGTGATACTGGTAGGTGGTTCGGCTCCATTGGTGCCAATGTTAGCACCTGTTTGTTGTAAACTGTCGCTGGTTTGTACCACATATGTTGCAGCCGAAGCCGCCGCCATCTGAATGATACTGTTCTTAGGGCCTTCACCTTGTAGTGTGGCATAAGGAGGAACATTGATTGTGCCAGTGACAAGATACACACCAGCCGGGAAGAATAAACTTCTACGAATTGCAGGATTTACTTCACGACAATACAGTTGATACAGTGCGCGGTTAATGGCCGCAGTGTCATCTGTGATGCCGTCGCCCATTGCACCAAAGTCTTTCACAGTGGCAAACTGATCCATCCAATTTTGGAGAGATAGTTGCACCGGAGTTCCTGGACTTGGACCAGTCTGTACTGTGTATCCAGTGGCTTCTTCGCCGCTGTAGGTATAGTCCTGCACCAATGGAATAATTTCAGAAAATTCTGTCAGTATTTCAGTGTTGCCAATGACCGGAGCACCGTCTTCTAGTGTGCCGTTACCAATATACAGTCTGCGTTCGTCTATACTCCAACCGAATTCAGCGCCTGCCAGTTGTGGTAGATTTTCCTGTAACCCTTTACGCTGGGTAATTCGCGAAATTTGTACAATAGCCAATTTAGTTGTCCTCTGTGATTAACTATTTAGCATATAATACTGCTCCACACGTTTCCACCAAAGTCCACGATATTTTTCAAACTCGTCGCCTTCTAACACAAATTCCTGGTATTCAGGTTCAGTAAGCACGTTGCCCATGTCATCTGTGGTGGGCTTAACACACATTAAAATAACACCCTTACGAATGTTAGTTCCGTGCAGTTCATTGTGTGCTTCTGCATAGGCGCAGAGTTGTAAAAAGTAATCGTCGATCCATTCACGCTTTTTAGGCTTGTTGGTTTGTTTATAGTCTAGGATAGCTTCTTCGTTTAGGTGTACACCGGCAGCATCTGTTGTGCCTGCATACACCTGGGAAAAATACAGCGGAACTTCATACCCCCAAAACTCATTCACACGGTCGGTAATTCCTTGGTCAATTACCACTTGTGCCATGGCATGACTGGCCCAGCCAAATGGGTTAGTACCACGATCTTTAAGCTCACCATTTTTTACATAGTGTTCTAAGTAAGTGTGCATACGTGTGCCACGGTTGGCAGCCTCAGTGGTGATCTGCTGTGCCTTTTCGTGGCCAACACGTCGTCGCCACTGTTCAAGAATTAACTTCTTTTCTTCTGGCTTGGTTTTGTCAAGGATGGTTGTTACACTGGGTAACTTGTTGCCGTCGGGAGTTGCATAGAAACGTTTGCCGTTTACTTCTACACGTGGCACTGGTGTGTAATTAAATTTTGGATTGTACATGTTGCAAATGAGAGTTGTATATATGTTTATGGGAGTCTGACAGTAAATCAAACAGTTTAGAATTTAAGGTGTAGCTATCGGTGGTTGTGCGATTATCATAATCTGCAGTGAACTTCAGGTACTCTTGAAAACGCAACTCGTTGTTGTTGTTTTTGTTATTAGAAATTGTTGCAAGCATGGCAACAAAGAATTCTTTCAGCACAGCAGTGCGTGTGTATTTTTTAAATACTGTGTGGTTTACACATTGCTCTAACAGTTCAATCAGTTGCGGGTAGTATTGTAATGATAAACTTTCCACCATCAATGGCTCAGGATTATACAAGTGTATGTTTGACATCCATAAATCAGTTTGTGTTTGGTCGGCCCAGCGTTTCCACCAATCAAGATAGTCCACTGCATAAAAAATGTTATTTAATGAAAATACCGGGCTGACCGACAAGGAAAATTTGCCAGGATATTGCCGACTCAACAGATTGAATGTTTCCAGGTTATCTTCTATTTTGTTGAACCTGGCAGGCCAACGGACGTAATGATAATTTTCTCCAATGCTGTCGATGCTGGAAAGAAATTCTATGCGGCGAAACTGTGCAAATTTTGCAGAAAACTTTTCAGATATACTGGGCACAAGACTGGTGGTAATTCGTAGTGTAGTGGTGTTGGCTAAATTTTCTTCAATCAACCAATCAACTAATTTTAAAAATCCTGGTTGAATCATTGTTTCTCCGCCAATTGGATGTACAATGAAATTATCAGTTTCTTTATGTTTAGAACGAATCATATTGGTCATTTGATCCCAAAGAAACTGGTCTGTTGACGTGTCAATTTCATATTCAGGAGGCGCAGGCGTATTCATTAATTTGGCCCATAAACTACTGTCAGTTTCGTTACAACTACGACAAGCTAAGTTGCAAAGATTGCTAAACTTCATACCAACTTGAAATTCGTTTGTTTTTTTATTTTCCTTAAACTGTTCTAATTCAGCAACGGTGTGTCCTAGCATGTACTTTACACGTTCAGACTGTGCTTGGTTTTGTTCTTCGGACGCACAACGCCAACAAGCCTTGGGCACTAGTCCTTGTGACATGTCTTGTTTGACGTTTTCTATAAAATTAAAATCCAGTGCTTGGTTGGTCTTGGACACGTCTAAATTACAGCACGTAGTAACTTTAAATTTGCCAACGTTGAATCTAAAATCGTAGGCAGAATATGGTGCTGTGCAAAATGTAGGATTATTTTTAATCCATTCAATTGTTTGGGTAATCATTGAATTTTAATTAATTTTAAATTTGACAAATTGATTATAAGCATCTAATACTTGAGTAAATTTAATTTCTCGCCACTTGAAAAATACTGCCAAGCGGGGATTCTCATCAGTGGGTGCGTCAGGACAGTAAACACTGTGGCATTTATCAACATTGAGTATATAAGGAAATTTATCAATTTCAACTTCGCAAACTTCAGTTGTCTGGGTTGGATTAACTAAGGGTGGTATTCGTTGACGACGAATACCTTCAGTTAACAGTGTATGAGTGTGTGCATTTTCAAGCAATTCTTGTTTTACGAACTCGGGAAGAAAGTTAAAATCCCAGAGTGTTTTGCATTCGGGCCAAGACTGATCCTTGCTGTTTGAATAGTGGTTGTTCCAGTGGAGAATATCAATGTCGTGATCATAAAATTTTGTCCATGTATTTGAATGATTCTTCAATGGAAGTATGATACTTACAGTTCTATGACGATCAACATGCACAGGCAATTGAACACCAGTCATTGCTTGTAATCGTATTTCAGGAGCTTCGTTGATTAAATTAAAAAAATACTCATACTCACTGAGTAACAATTTTTCCAATTTCTCTGGCAGATACCAGGTGGTGCATGATGCTAGATTAGTAAAGTTATCACCGTAAAAATCAAAAAAACATTGTTTTTCATCAGAATAAATGTTTTCTACTATGTTACTTAATCTCACAGGATCCATGTCATATAATGCTGCATCTGCAATTGTTAACTTGCTTCTATCTAAATTAGACAATTCTGTTTTTAGATTTAAATTTAACGAAAGATAAGGAGCAGGTTCAAAATAATAATTCATACTATTAGTCTAGAGGCTTTTAAATACGGAAACTTTCTCCACATCCACACCGATCACGTTCATTTGGATTGCGAAATTCAAAACCTTCATTGAGCCCTTGGCGAACATAGTCAACTGTTACACCTTGTAAGTAAGCACCAGACTTGGGATCAACAAACACTCGGCAACCAGTACAGTCAAAACATTGATCTGTTGCTTGCGGTGTATCCACATATTCTAACACATAAGCAAGTCCAGAACACCCAGTGGTTCTAACACCTAATCTTATTCCTTCACCGTGCCCACGCCGAGTTATTGTTTGTTGTATTTTTCGAGCGGCAGCATCAGTTAACGAGATCATGCTTCTTACGATAGTCGTCCACAGCCGCTTTGATTGCGTCTTCGGCTAGAATGCTACAATGTATCTTCACGGGGGGTAAGGCCAATTCTTCAGCGATGTCGGAGTTTTTGATTGCTCCTGCTTGGTCGATGTGCATGCCTTTGACCCACTCTGTAATAAGGCTCGAGCTCGCAATAGCCGATCCGCAGCCATACGTTTTAAATTTTGCATCTGTAATAATACCTGTATCATTATCAACCTTTATCTGTAATTTCATGACATCCCCGCAAGCAGGTGCGCCAACCATACCAGTACCAATATCAGTATCAGTCTTGTCAAAAGATCCGACATTCCTGGGATTTTCATAGTGATCGACCACCTTTTTGCTGTAAGACATGTGTGTTTACTCTGGTTTAATGTTAGATGCCTGCAGGCCCTTTTGTCCTTGAACCACATCGTATGTCACACGTTGATTTTCTTTGAGGACTTTGAAGCCTTGCGTTTGAATTGCTGAATAGTGTGCAAACAATTCTTCGCCACCTTCGTCTGGAGTAATAAACCCAAAACCTTTGGTTTCATTAAACCACTTTACTTTACCTAATGCCATATACTGCTACTACTTTCTGTTTTAATTTACTGATTTACAA